AAATTAAAGACTAAAAGAGAGCAAGTCTATAATCTTATAAAACTTAACGCACTAACTAATTATGAAATATCAGATGAGTTAGATATGCCTTTGAGTTCTGTTTGTGGTAGAGTCCATGAGTTGCAAGAATTAAACTTAATAGAAAATTCTGGTAAGACTAGAAAAACTAAATATGGAAAACAAGCAATCGTATGGCAAAAAAGAAAGTAGCAACAAAAGGCGAGAGAGAGCATATGAGCAAGGTTGCTAGTTTAGGGTGTCTGGTGTGCCAAAGACCAGCTAATGTCCACCACATACGACCCATTGGGCTAGGAATAGGCATGAGATCAAGCCACTACCAAACTATACCTTTATGCTATGACCACCATCAAGGACAATTCAGTATTCATAATTGCAAAGAACAATTTGAGGCTCGTTATGGTACAGAACACGAAATGTTACAAAGAACTTTAAATGAAATTAAAAACTTAAATGAAGTAAATGATTTTTTTAACCTAAAAGGAGAGAACAATGGCTGAAATGAGAGATGAACATTTTGAGGTTGTATCTAGCAATCGTGCTAGAGAGTATGAGAAACAAAAAAAGACCACAAATATAATTAAAACTCTATTAAATAGATATACAAAAAAACAATTAATCGAGATGATCGAGAAAGAGAGTAAAAATGCAAAGTAGAAAGTCAGGATATTTTCTAGTTTATAGAGATGTATGGAAACACCCTGTATTTAAAAATTTAGTAGAGTCAGCTATCTGGCTATATATGATTAGTTCTGCAAGTCATAAAGATAAAACTGCTAGATATTTAGATAATGAAATATTTATCAAACGAGGAGAGTTAATATTTCCACTTAGAAAAAATGCTAAGATTTGGAATATACCTTATACTGCCATGCGAAGTTTCATTTTAAGGTTGAAAAGACGAGGCATGATAAACCATCGACTCACCACATTGAAACCAACGAATGATTTTAAGTATAGCAAAATAACTATAGTTTCTGTGGTTAATTACGACAAGTTCCAATATGTCGAGCCTGTGGATAACCAACGACTCACCAACGATCACGCGTATCTAATAAACTATACTAATACACTAGAATCTAATATATCTCCAAAGAAGTCTAGCAAGGAAGATTATAAGAAAATTGGGGATTGGGGAGAATATAACATCATCTTGAAAGACTCTAAAAAGTTTCTAAAACATAAATGGAAAGATGAGCCTTTGAAAGAATACCAATGAGAATTTTAGTAGCTTGTGAAGAAAGCCAGGCAGTTACAAAAGAGTTTAGATTACTAGGGCATGAAGCCTACAGTTGTGATATTTTAGATTGTAGTGGTGGACACCCAGAATGGCATTTAAAAAAAGATTTATATGAAGTTATCAAAGATAAATGGGATATAATAATTGCTTTTCCACCATGTACTTATCTAACAGTAACTGGAAATGCTTGGTTTAATATAGAAAAATATGGAGATAAAGCTATCCAAAGACACAAAGATAGAGATGATGCAATTAAATTTTTTATGGATATTGCAAATGCAAATTGTGATAAAATTTGTATTGAAAATCCTATTGGTGTGATGAGTACAAGATGGAGAAAACCAGATCAAATATTTCACCCATATCATTTTGGAGATGCTTTTGAAAAAAAAACTTGTTTATGGTTAAAAGGATTACCAAAATTAGAACATACTAATGTTGTAAAACCTCCGGAAAGAACTAAATTTAAAAGTGGTAAAACAATGGCAACTTGGTTTGTCAAAGCATGGAGTTTATCTCCTAAAGAAAGAAGTATAACTAGAAGTAAAACATTTCCTGGAGTTGCTAAAGCTATGGCAAATCAATGGAGTTAAATGAGTGCGATATTAAGAATATTTAAGTATGTCAGAAAAAGATTGATTATTTTATCAATAGAAAATAAAAGATTAAAGATGCAACTTGAATATTACAAAGTTTTATTAGAAAGCGATAATAGTAAGAAGCATTAAATGGTCAAAAAAAAGTCAAAATTTAGACACATTTCAATATCGAATAAGAAATATTACTTTTACGAAATAAAATGGTGGGATATTCTTGGAGACTCAGGTCATGCTGGAATAAAAGAATTTGATAATATGAAACCAGCTTTGATGACAACTACAGGATATGTCTATTCTAAAGATAACAAACATTTAAAAACATTTGCTAGTTATGATGAGAACGAGGAGTCTTTTAGCGATAGAAATGTCTTTCCTATTGGTTGCATAAAAGAGATGAAAAAGATAGAAATATAAGATTATGAAATCAGACAAAAATAAGGCAACTAACACAATTAAGACAAAGTCTATGGGCAGACCAAATAAAGACGTTGATAAAGATGTTATCGCAAAATTAAGTCAGATAGGTTGTACTCAAGAAGAAATAGGTTCTGTTGTAGGAATATCTGCTAGAACTCTTAATAGAAGATTTGCCGATTTAGTAGCAGAAAACAAAAACATTGGTAAAGCTAGTTTAAGAAAGAAACTATGGGAAAAAGCACTTAAAGGTAATGAGAAACTTCTTATTTGGTTATCTAAGAACGAACTTAACATGGTGGACAAAGTACACACTACATCTGTTGTTGAACCACTACCATTAATTATTGATGCTAAAGCAGATGAGGTAAATGGCTAAAAAAAAGGGTAATGTATTTGGTGCAGTTGTACTGTATGAAAAGAAACACAAAAGAACATCAATAGGTAGTGGTAGAGTTAAAACTTCATCAATGAATAAAAACAAACGAAGACAACTAGGAAAAGGGAAATATCGTGGACAAGGAAAGTAATATAATTGGAGAGAATACATTTTTAAAATTAAGACAACAAAGAGATCAAGCAAGATCAGAGTGCGATCAAGCTAAAATACAAAGAGATATTGCACTTAGAAAATTAAACAAAGCATTAGAAATTGTAAAGGCACTAAATACTTTAATCAAATCATGAGTGAAAAAAGATCAAACTTTTATCCTAACGGAGAGGTAATAGATTTTTCTTTACCTCAATCATTTACAAAAGCATTACATGGTAAAAGTTGTGGAGATTGTGGACTCTATAGTAACAAATGGTCTTTTTGTGGAAAGTACATGGCCAAAGGTGTTAAAGATACTTACGTTTGTCATGAATGGAGAAAAAGGTATTTTAAGAGATAATTTTGTGATATTTATGCCATATGGCTAAATACAAAAATAAAACTGTTAAACTTAACAAACCATCAAGAGGAGATGTTAAAAAGTTTAAAGTATTCGTAAAGAATCGTAAAACAGGCAGAGTAATCAAAGTTAATTTTGGCGATAAAAATTTATCTATTAAAAAAAATATTCCAGCTAGAAAAAGATCATTTATGGCGAGGTTTCGTCCTATTTTGGCTAAAGCTAAAAGATCAGGCAAACAATTAAATACTACTCCTGTATATTGGGCAGTAAGATCATGGCAAAAAGGTTTTAAAATATGATTGATAGATTTATTATAAGATGTTGTGAGATAATTGATAACTTTTTTGAGGGTCTATATAATATGTTAGTTAAGCCTAAAAAGAAAAACATTAAAAATGTAGATTCTCCTGATAACAGAATGAATTTTCCTAAGGAATAAATATGGAGTGTGCTTATATGAACTATTATTTTACAGGTAGCATCATTATATTATTTATTCTATTAACAATATTAGTTGCACCATTATGAAAATATCTGACAATACATCTGTTGCATTACCATTAAGAAATTTAATAGCAATCATAGGCACAGTTGCAGTGGGTGTTTGGGCTTATTTTAATGTAATAGAAAGAGTTAATAATTTAGAAACTAAGAACCAACTATTTGAACAAGACTTATTAGAAGCAAGCACTCAAAAACCAATAGACCAAGAACAGTTTATGTTGATTGAAGACTTATATAAAACAACTGAAAAACTAGAAACAACTCAGGAACAGAATATGACTAACAAAGTTAATATTCAATTTCTTAAAGATCAGGTTGAAAAGCTACAAAGAGATGTAGAAAAATTAAAAGATAAGCAAAGAGATTTTGCAAATGGTAATGGTCATGGTTGAAGTAGTGGTAGCATTATTAATGATTGTTAATGGAGAAATAAAAGAACATAGAATACAACCAGCTATGAGTGATTGCTTAAAAGGTAAAAGAATTGCTATGCGTACTAATTCAAGTTCAAATGTAGAATATCAATGTATCAAAAGTAAAGCAGAAATAGAAATTTATTTAGGTGCAAAATCAATTAAAAAACTTATATTAAAATAATGAAATTTATTTTAGTATTCTCTTTATGCTCTGCAATTACAGGATATTGTCAAAACCCTGTAATGGTTCAAAAAGATTTTAAAACATGGACAGAATGTGTTAGAGGTGGTGCAGAGATTATAACGATAACTACTGAAAAAAATATAGAAAGATTTAATAAAGATAAATTATATATCTCTTACTTCTGTAATGAAAATAACACTAACGAAACACCAACATAAAGTTTCAACAAGTAAAGCAAGATTTAGAGTTCTTATATCAGGTCGTAGATTTGGTAAAACTTATCTAGCTGTAACTGAAATGATGAAATATGCCTGTCAGCCAAATAGAAAAATTTGGTATGTAGCACCTACATTTAAAATGGCCAAAGAGATTGTATGGGGAACTCTTAAAGAAATGCTTAATCAGTTTAATTGGATTGAGGATATTAACGAAACTACAATGACAATAACTATTAGAAAAACAAATAGTCAAATATCATTAAAGGGTGCTGATAACTATGATTCACTTAGAGGTACAGGATTAGACTTTTTAATCTTAGATGAGTTTGCAGATATAGATAAGCGAACTTGGTATGAAGTATTAAGAGCTAGTATATCTGATAGATTAGGTCATGTATTATTTTGTGGTACTCCAAAGGGATATGGTAATTGGAGTTATGAATTATATTTAAAAGGTAAGCAAGACAATGAATGGGATAGTTTCCAATATACAACTATTCAAGGTGGTATGGTTACACCAGAAGAAATAGAACAAGCTAAACAAGATATTGATATTAGAACTTTTAGACAAGAGTTTGAGGGTACGTTTGAGAACTATGCTGGTAGTGTTTATTATAACTTCCACCCTGTAGATAATGTTGTTAAACGTCAGATAGATTGGGAGAAACCTTTACATATTGGAATGGACTTTAACGTTGACCCAATGTCAGCTTGTGTAGGCCAGATAGAAAAAGATAAAGTTTATTTTGTAGATGAGATAATTATTTATGGTTCTAATACTGATGAAATGGTGCAAGAAATAAGAGATAGATATGGTTCTAAAATGCAAATCTTTATATATCCTGACCCAGCTTCTAAACAACGTAAGACATCTGCTGGTGGTAGAACTGATTTATCTATTTTACAAAATGCTGGATTTAAAGTTAAGGTAAAACATAAACACCCAGCTATACGAGATCGAGTCAATGCTGTGAACAGTAGGCTTAAAGATTCTAAAGGAGATCGTCATATTTTTGTTTCACAATCTTGCAAAACACTGATAAAAGGTTTACAAAGACAAATATACAAGGAGAATACAAATATTCCTGATAAGGAAGATGGATTCGATCATATGAATGACGCACTTGGTTATATGATTGACTATTTAAAACCATTAACTACACAGGCAAGATTTAACTCTCCAACAAGATGGACAATGAAGTAATTTATGGCATACACTAGAGATCAAGCAATAGACACCCACAAAGATTATTCCGAAACAGTTAATAATTGGGAATATTATATTAGATCATATAATGGTGGTTTTGATTATATGGTAGGTCAATATCTTAATAGATATAATTTAGAATTAGATAACGAATTTAATCAAAGATTAGCAAATACTCCATGCGATAATCATTGTAAAAATATTATTCAAATTTATTCATCATTTTTATTTAGAGTTAGACCAAGCAGAGATTTTGGTTCTATGCAAGATGAACCAAGTTTAGAATCATTCTTAAAAGACGCTGATCTTGAGGGTAACAATTTAAACTCTGTAATTAAACAAGCACAAAACTATGCTTCTATTTATGGTCATTGTTTTATGATGTTAGATAAACCTAACGTAACTACAAACACTAGAGCAGAAGAATTAGATCAAGATATTAGACCATACCTATCAATCGTTACTCCAGAGAATGTTTTAGATTGGAATTTTGAAAGACAAGTAAATGGTAAGTATGAATTAAACTATTTAAAAGTAAGAGAAGAAGTAGATAAGAGTGGTGGCACATACATGAGAATTTGGTATCCTGATAGAATAGATACTATTTACATGGAAGAAAGAGCAGAACCTAAAATAATAGATACTGTACCCAATATGATTGGCAAAATACCAGCAGTTATTTTATACAATGCTAAGTCTCATAAAAGAGGCATTGGTCAATCTGATTTAACTGACATAGCTGATTTACAAAAATCTATCTACAATGAATACTCTGAGATGGAACAACTAATCAGATTAACTAACCACCCATCATTAGTTAAAACTCCAAGTGTAAATGCAAGTGCTGGTGCTGGTGCAGTTATAGAAATGCCT